ACCGACACACTACAAGGAAAGCCTCTGTTTCTCAGGTCAACCAAGTGGCGTAAGGTTCGAAAGACATTTCTCAAGACACATCCCCTGTGCGCTGGTTGTGGTAGAGAAGTTAACCTCGAAGTCCACCACATCAAACCTTTCCACTTGTTTCCAGAACTGGAACTCAAGCAGGATAATTTAATTGTGTTGTGTGAGGAGAAGGATACCAAGTGTCATTTGATGCTTGGTCACAGAGGAAACTGGAGAACAGACAACCCAGATGTAGTGCTAGACTCAGCTTCGTTCTTAGCTAAGTGGATTGTTAAGATTTAGGTACTAGTTCTAACTCTGGAACCTTAGGAAGTTCCAATCTCTTCCACATACCAGAACGTTGCCTGTGGAACCGGCACAGCGGGATTCTATGGTCTATGTAGCTGTGGATTCCAAGAGAAGTTCCAGTGATCAACACATCCATGTACTCTGGGTGCCCACTCCAGTCAATCTGAACTGGCTCTGTGTGTTTCCCATCAGACCAAAGCCACCAGCCAAGAGATGAATCTGTGTCATCTGGCGGAGGATCTGAACTCCAGCCATCGTTCTCCCTAAGAAGCTCAACCTCTCGTTTATGCTTAAGCTCTTTAACTAGCTGTTTTGCATTTATCAGCTTTGTTTCAAGTTCATATACCAGCTTGGTGGTTGCTTCAAGCTCTTGAAGTATTGTCATGCGAATTCCTTAAACTGCTACTGGAAACTTAATGTTTGGTTTTTCTGGATCATAGCCAACCAACTCAACATCGTCGATCACCAAGTTTTCTAAGTCTTTAATAGACTCTAGTTCTTTCTTAATATTAACAATTGGAAATGGTTTAACTGGGGAACGTTCAAGCCATATTTTAGCATTGTCAATGTGATTGAGATAAACGTGCGGATTGTTAAACGTAACCATGATTTCTTTTGCTTGAAATCCAGTTAGCTTTGCAATGAGATGAGTGAACAAACTCCATTCTGCAATATTAACAGGGGCACCAAGAACCATGTCTGTGCTTCTGCAAGTAACACTGGCATATAAGTTGTTGTTTGAATCTATAAGAAACTGAAAGAAATCGGCATGGCATGGCGGGAGCGCCATTTTCTCTAATTCGGCAGGATTCCAAAGAGTAAAACAATGCCTGCGCGATGTTGGGTTAGAATTAAGTCCATCTACAAGAGTTTTGAGTTGGTCAACCATCTTTCCAGTAAAAACATCCGTTCCTACTCTTCTACTATGAAACTTGTCAATACCAGACCAGGTTCTAAGCTGAGCCCCATAAACAGGACCAAGCTCACCGTCCTTATCTGCCCAACTGTTCCAGATATTAACGTTTCTAGCCTTGAGAAACGAAATATTTGTTTCTCCACGAATAATCCATATCATTTCCCAGAAGATGTTCTTCCAAAATATTTCTCTGGTTTGCATAACAGGAAGTTTATTACCGCTCAGATCAAATTTAAAAGCCATTCCAGGCACGAACTTTGTTCCAACGCCCGTTCTGTCGGTAACTTCGAAACCTGTCTCTATGACCGTTTTAAGAGCTTCTAGGTATACGGCTTCTTCTGTGTTCATCTGTTAATCTTTCTTTCTGGCAAAGACAATGGAGTTTTTGAATCTAAAATCTTCTATTCGTTTCCAGCCTTGTTCTTCTCCTTCGAGTTGCAACAGCTTGAACATATGCGGAACATACACATCAAGTTCCCAACACTTGTCAAACGTACAATAGACTATTGATTCTTTGGAAAAAGAGTTGTGTTCTATTGAACTGAGATGGATTTCTTCTATGTGTTCAAGAGTTGTGGTTGGGTTATAACCTTCCGAACCAAGTTTCTTCCTAGAGAAAGCTTCAAGTAAGGTTTGAGGGAATAGATGCTTGTTGTGTGATGGAAAGCTCATAGTACTCTAGCTTCTGTAAGAAGGTTAGAAAACTCTGGGTGTTCTTCTCGTGCAACACGAAAGACTTCTTCTATGCCTTGCTGTCCCTTGAGATAACGTTTCTCTTTAAGAACTTCTGGCGGAAGTAAGTCATTGATTCGAGTACGTAGCTCTGTGTTCATGTGCTTCCAGATCAAACTGCCAACCTTACAACTACAGATAAACAGAGCTAAGTCACCACCCATGGTGATTCCTTCATCTCTGCACCAACCACACTTGTAGTGTTTACTCATAATGTCAAATGCTTTCGCTAGTCGCCTTTGGTGAATGATTCTTCAAGACGAAGCTTGAGCTTACGAAGAGATTCTAATGTAGCTTGATAGTAAGCTTCGCTGTAGACTGGATGGAATTCGATATACGCTCTGATTGAAGCTAGGAATTCATCATGAATCTCCGAAGACAGCTCTTCAACCGGGAACTCATAGGTGATGGTTCCTGTTGACTTAAGACGGATGGTCCAAGCCAAGAGCTCTGAATCCATGTCAACGCTTACATCATCCAGCATCTTAGCTGTCAGCCAACGCTCGGCACCAACGTCATACCAGAATCGAAACACCTTGGTTACAGGCTTGATAACTGGGGTCTTAGCGGATTTTGCTTTCACTATATTTCTCTTTTCTTTCTAGATTCTCAAACTGTTGTTCTAGTGCGTCTGGTTCCACTCTTACGTCTTCTCTTGGTTCTGGTACAGAAAACGTAAACTCATATTTTTCAGAATATTCAGAATTATTGTTTTGAAGCTTGGCTACAGTGACAGTCCAACCAGCATCTTCATACTGTTTCAGAAGGTGAGGGATTAATCTTTTCGAATCATTGGTTCCATCTCGTGTAAACCAAAAACACTTTCTAACACCAGCTTTAAGGTTGGCGTTCCAACCTTCGATTCCGGTTCGAACATTTAATCTTTCGAATAAGTTTAGTTTCTTTGGATTGTTGAACTCTTCTATCTGAGCTGGAGTTATTGCTGTCGAGCGCTTGTCCCACCTTCTTAGAGCAAACAAGAATCCAACAAACAACCACAGAGTCAAGAACACATATGGTGTCATAGCATGTCTTTTAGATAAAGTTTAACTGCATAGACCATGAAGTGGTCTTGGCACTCAGTAATCATCTTGCCCTTTGGTCTTCCTTGTGCTTCGAACTCTTCAATCATTGGTTTATCACCATTAGCATACACAGCACGAGCGTACATAGCCCAGTTTTCATCTGTGTTTGGCATCTGGAAATCATTGCAACCTGCGTTTCCTTGCTGCTCAGAAAGCTCTTCTAAAAACTTTAGTGCATGCGTGATAGCAGTTTTTTGGATTGGGCTTAACACAAACTTCCTTTCTTCCAAGCGAGGAATGCTTCGGTATCTCTGGCTGATACTGGTTCAACTTTCTCAAGCGTAACATCCGCAGAACCTACGTCAAAGTCAATATGGTGGATGTGTTCAAGTTCTGCAACAATCAGAGCCAAATCATGGAGTGAATCAGCTTGGTAGATAACAGGACCGTATGGAGGACCACTGTGTTTTGTAATTCTATATGTCACTTGCTTACCTTCTTTCCTTTAAGTTTCAGCTTCTCTTTGTTTTCTAGTTCTTTGAATTGAAGTTCAAGGGGATCAAGCTCTAACGCTGGTTCTTTTTCTGGAACTTCTTGCGGTTCTATACGAACTCTGGTTTGGTGTTTTAGCTGTGCTGGTGGTACTGTTTCTTTCGGAATTCTAAACTTTAAGATTGGTTTTGTTATGTCATTAGCAAAACCACCATCAGTAACAATCCACCCGGCTTTGGTATAGAGTCTCTTCACTTCTTCCACGGATTCGAATGGAAACTTATCTGAGATTGGGTAGTGGTATGAATGTTCTCTATCTGTTTGGTTGATATCTCTGCGAAGAGAGCAACTTGTATTTTTGATGATCTCTCTCAGATACTCTCGTTGTTCATCTGTTAGAGTAAGTGCTTCTACAGGCGTAATCACACCATCCATAAGCTCTTCTTCCACTGGATTTTTCTTTGGTGGAACTGGAAGATTGTTTTCTAACAATTCTTGCCTTGCTACATCTGCTATAATAGCAAGAAAGAAAAAGGCTGCAAAGAGAGTAAACGAGATTATATCGCCCATATCACTCCATGTCGTTAAGCATCTGAACAGCTTGGTCTACGTGTTTCTGTTCCAATCCAAGTTCCCAGCTTGTTTGAACTAACTTGTGTTCTACCGGGTACATGTCGCTGGTGTCATCCAAGATCACATAGTTGGCTATCTCGCCATGCAGACAAGTTCTGTGGTCATAGCCTTTGATCCACCTAACAATCTCTTGCCCACGAGTTGAATAACTACATGGATTACCCAAGTCATCTTCTGCTGTTGGATATGGATTTGGAGTTCTGCCAATAACCTCACCAACAAAACCTTTGGTCTTCAAGAAACCAACCAACGTGGGCATGTCAAATACTAGTCTCCAAGTCGAAGAGATAACAACTTTTGCGTTAGTCTTCTCAATAACTTGGTTAAGCAGTTTAATAGCTTCTTCGTCAATCATTCCCAGCCCATCGTGGGTGTTCCACTTCTTTTGGTTAGCTAGCATGAAGTACATGCTATTCAAAACGCCATCGAAATCAAGAAAACATAACTTTAATTTCACGAATACACCTTTTCTTGTTCAGACTCGCTTGGTGTTATGTTGGTGGTTAGTTGTTTTCTATCAACCCAAACCAGAGAACCGTGACTGGTTAGGACGAGAGCCAGGTCAAAGTCGAACCAATAAGAGATGTTTAAGTCAACGAACTGTCCGCCTTCATCTTCGTATCCGCCATCATGTTCTATGGTTGTTGTGTCAGCCCAGAGATCAACAACCATGACAACGGAGCCATCAGCCAGAACTTGGTTTGTGGTGGTTCTTAAGCCGTGTTCTAGCCAAGTGGACTTGAATTCATCTGAATCTTTATACGCAACAGCAAAACCCCATCGTGCGTGTTCTGGAGATACTTTAGCTAGTTTTCCAACTGAGTGTGGTTTCATCGACTATACGTAGAGTTTCCACTTCGTCAGCTAAGATACTGTAAGTAAAAAACTGAATACCTAAGTCCGTTTTCTTAACCGACTGAACCTCAACCACAGAGCACCTAAACTCAGAGTTGAATCCAGCCCTTACCACAATACCCTTAATAAGTCTTGAGCTTAAATCCAGAGGATCAAACCGTTCTTGTGTCTGGTTTAGCATGTTCTTACAGAAATCAGAACCTAAACGAATAAACACAACATCGCCTGTGCGAAGTCCGTTAATCATAGCATTGTGGTCTGGCTTCTTCTTTATTACAGGACTACCTTCAAACCACTTCTTGATTCCAGCAAACACTATCCCCCACCGACACTCAGCAACAGTACCTTCTGCTTTATCTCCGTACTCTGCCTCTGACCACTCATACTCACGTTCACCAATCATTTGCTTGTGAATCTTGGTTGACTTTACTTCTACATCAACCAAGTCAACACTGAGTCTTGTTGGAATCCAATCGCAAGTCATAGCAAATCCACTACCATTGATACTGGAAACACGAACCACAGTGCCGGGTAACTGTACTTGTAGCTCTTTGAACTTCTTACCAACCAAATCCTTTAGCGAGTCATTGTCTGTCATCTGTTTTATCCTAGGCGGAATCACACTTGGGTAGCCTTACTCAAGATACCACAGAATATTCTATATTAAATCCTCTTAACCACGCTGTTTCTTTGGTAAGGAAATTCCCATAGCGCTTGGATCGTGAAGTGGATCTTTTCGGGTCTTATCCAAGTTCTTGTTAACGGCAGCTGCAATTGTCTTGGACCTTCCCTTGTTTTTGTCGTTGCTATAGACAAAAGTATCCGAACCAAGCCTTGCGTTACTTTTGCTCGCGTAGTCATAGCCCATAGATTTCATCAGAGATTTGTTGGCTTGGTCTGCTTCTCTTAGTTTTTTGCTTGGAGGTGGCGGTAACTCTAGTCCTGTGGACTTAAGCCCCGCAAGTACTATTTGGAATGGTGACCACCTACGATTACTATTAACGTTAAGATTCATTGCTTCTTCTAAAAGTAAGTCATAGGCATCTTGCCAGTCTAGATCGCCTTGGGAAAACTTAAGAGTAATGTATAGCGGAAGCTGGTAGCCAGTTAGTTTAACTATCTCTTTTGCTTGGGCATCCATAGTTTGAAACTCGTTGTAAGACTCGGTGTACTCTCTTATGTTTTCTTGGCGCATGTCCTCATGGTGCTCGTTATCACTTCGTTCTACTTCATATAGTCCACCAGTAAACTTTAGCTTCTTTGGAGGAATAAGTACTTCTGGTGGTTCTGGAAGGTTTAGATCAAGAGATTTAATTCCAGCTAAGATTACATCCAATACTTCAAACTCTTTGATTCCAAGACTTGCACCAAGTATTCGTTCTTTTTCTTGGTACAGCTCTTTCATAACCTGCTCCCAGCCCATGTTTGGTTGTGTTAACTTAATAGCTAGGTGGATTGGAGTTCTGTACTCTAGCCCCTCAAGGGTTTCATCAACATCCAGAGTCTGAAACTCTTCGTACAACTCTGAGTACTGTCGAGCCAACTTTTCTTCAAGATCATTATTTATATCTTGGCTTTCGTGCAAAGCTGGACTATCTGTCTTAACTTCTTCGCCACGTTCCTCTGGACTCCACAAAAGCTTTACCATGTGAAGCTTCTCTGTTGGAGTGTCTGGATCTTGCATATGTCCAATAGCTTCTATAACTGCCTCTAGGAATTCACTATTTTCGTTTCTAGGCTTGTGCAATTCCGGCGAAGAGGTTTTCACCTTCTTTGTTGAATCAGTCCTCCAGAAGCCTTTCTGAAGCTTTTTACTAGACCCAATACCAGGTGCTCCGAGCGGACCAATATATCCAGCTATCTGTCCAGAAGAGGTAAGGTTACCTCCGCCGGTAGAGATAGCATTTGCTTCTTCAAGTTCTGTCTCTAGATCAAGCGCTTCTTTAACTGCTTTGCTGATAAACTGCTTTAGTTCAGAATGGTTGCTCATGGATATTAAATAGAACTGTTTTTATTGTTCCCAGATAAGTCCTTGGAGAGACACCGACTCAAATGCCAGTTGTCTACCAGAACTATCTGTAATTCCAAATGCACGAAAAGCTTTATTTAAACCTTCTTCTGTGCCATCTGAAAGATAGTTGTTAATGTCGTCAACGGAAATCGTGTTCTTTCCAGATACATTAACAGCGCTAACGGAAGTAACTTCTCTTGTCTGTGAATCAACGTAGATAAACACAGTGTCTGTCGATGTTGTAACTTCGACAACAGTTGGACCGTTGCTTGTTCCTCCAACGACAACTTCATTGTCTGGCTCCTCTACATCTGACCAATAAAACATTGGTGGCGTGTTAGAACGTTCTCTGGGAGTTGTGTTAACGAACTCTCTTAAGTCTTCAAGAGAGTTAAGTTCGTTAAAAGATTCTTCTTGCTCGTATATCGAATAAGCTCTGGTTAGTAAGTCAGAAAACAGAGACTCGAAGTATTCTTCTTGGTCTTTTTGATAAGCTAAGCGATATAACTTAATAATGGCAAAGTCTGTGTTTTCTGCATCCCCAAACACATACGAAGTTTCGGCAGCAAACTTAAGAAAGCTTTTGCGCAAGTCCTTGTCTTCTATCCCAGCTTTACCTAAGAGTTTTTCGGCAGGAGATTCTTCGTGTTCTAGAATAAGCGTTGTCAAGGTGAGTGTCATAACCGTTAAATAGAACAACTATGACTGAGTGAAGATAGTGGTGTATGTTAGTGGGAAGGAGTTGGTGGCGCTATAGCTGGGACTAAGTTTACTAATCTCTGAATTGGTGTGAAGATACCAAAGGTTGACTGTTCGAAAGCTACAGCCATTGTAATTCCAATAACTCGTCCATTGCTGTTAAGCAATGGTCCGCCAGATGATCCAAAGAATATTGGAGGAGAAGCGTAGAAGAACTCTGGAACGTGAGTATCAAGCCAAGCAACCTGAGACACTATTCCTTGAGACAACATCCAAGGCATGCCACCAGGACTTCCAACCGAATAAACGGTTGAACCAACCCTAGGAACATCTGTACTGATTGTAAAGAACTTATCAGATGCGTGTGTTGTAGAAAGCAGAGCTACATCGTTGTCAACAGAGATGTGAGTGATAATAGCTTCGTTAGTTGGAGTTCTGTGGTTGTTGTTAAGTCGGTACTGGGAGTAGGTGTGAAACAAAACTCTGTTTCCAACAACTCCAGAAACTCTCATGGCAGGTATAGCTGGAATCGATGTTGCTAAACAGTGAGCAGCTGTAGCTATCTGATTTCTGCTTATGTAGAAACCAGTACAGAAAGCACGCATCACTCCCATCCTAGACTCCTTTACCAGAGCAACAGTGGAACCAACAGCAAGGCTTACATTCTGAGAACTGTCAATGAACTGACGAGGTGGTGGAGCAACCACTGTTATGGCAGTACAGCCACACAGCAACATAACCAAGAACAGGAACCATGGGGTGTGTTTCACAGGGAAATTCCCTCCTAAGTCTTAACTAATGAGGAGAGGAAGGGAATATCTTTATTTTGTTCCCTAGAACAGAAATTCTGCTAACTTAAGCTGGGAACTCTCAAACAAGTCTCTATCCGCGTAGTCTATAATCACCGGAAGTCCTGTGCTGGTACGTACACCTAAGTTGTCTTCGATCATATCGGACGTTGGAGCACGACAGTGTTCTACTACTTTAAGAAATCCTTCAAGCCAAGGTCTATGCTCTGATTTTACGTTTTGCTTAAGGTCATAGTCATCACTTCCACCAGGCAAGAGAGCGTTTGTGAAATCCCACACTCCGTAGCTTTTAAAGATGTTTTTTATTGAGACTTCAAGTGCGTCGCCAACTTCCACACGTTCCATCACAAGCCAGTCAAAGTCTTTCTTGTCCCAGCTGGTAATTTCAGCAAAGAACTCTGGACCGGTACACTGGAACAGCTCAACTTCTGATTCGTTTTGATTCCTTGCTTGCTTCCCTTTAACTAATTTAAGAACTTCTCGGTCATTCAACGCAAACACGTTTCTTGTACCACCCGCGCCAAGCTTGACTAAGTGCTTGGTTGCCCACTCGGTCTTGTCAAGAATGTTTGGGAGTTTGTCAAGTTCTTCTATAACTTGATCGGTTGTGAAGGATTTAGCTTCAAGAAGGAATTCATTACTCATGCATGTTAAATAACACTAAGAAACGAATAACCACAGTTCTCGCATTTGTAAACTTCTACTGGTGCATAATGACCATAAACAGAAGTTCGATGCATTCTATGCCTGCATCCAAGTTTAAGAAACAACCGTATCTTCTCGTTACGAACATCTAAGAAGTCTCCTAGAACTGGTTTATTTCTTACCTCAATCCTAGCAACAATATCACGATCAACTAGGTCAGCAAGAGATACTTGATCAAAGTCTGATTGGTCTTGTTTTCTAAACCATGGCTTTGCAATCATAGGTTAATCCACACAAAATAACTCATCCAGCTCAACAGACAGCTTGCATAACCTACACCCATACATGAACCTTGGTGGTTTTCTTGTTGGTGTTAGTGTTACTCCATCAAAGAATAGTTGGTGATTGCACTTAAGTTGAATAGTTCTTTCCCACCTAGCACCAATCGAATAACACAATCGACCTTCCAAGCTCTTGTTTACTTTCTGGACAGCAACAGCATGCTCAGTCTCTTTTTTATCCTGTTTTCTGAATCGTAGAATTGCTATCAATGTTTTATCCAGCAAGTAAACATAGACCACGAACTCAAGATTCTGAAGTGATATGCGGCATTAAGTTTGATATTAAGGTCTTCGTCAAAGACGTTTTCGATACTGTTGAGCTCGGCTTTAGCTGAACCATATTCTTTTACATGAACAACCTGTCCAACATACAAAGACACTAGGTTATCTTCAATCGCAAGCTTCAAGTCTTGGTGTGTTCTGAACCAACCATTAAGTTTTCTGAACCTAGGTTTAGCTCTCATTGTTCTGCGTTGGCTAGCTGGGCAAGTATGTCGCCATGGCAATCTTTATCTCTTCCACACCAACAACCGAGAACTTTTCCCTTGAGAGAAGAGAGCTGTTCCAGTAAGTCAGGTCTAGTGGCAAGGTAGTCACAAAACTTCTGGATTACTTCTTCTCTTGTTCCATCTTTGCCGGTAACGAATGGATTCTTCCAGATAGAGTTTATTTGAACTTTTGGATTCCATCGTCCAATATAAACGTCATATGGATCTTTCATACAATGAACAACGAGCGGGTGAGACATAATATTCTCTTCTATCCTGAGCTTCTTTCAACATAGACAACCCCATAGAATAAGTTTTTAGGGGTTTCTAAACGTTTAAGCCAACGTAATACAACTGGCGTTCTATCGACTTGATGGCGTGATAGAATCTTCACAACAATCTCTGGATGCATGCTATTAACAATTCTTTTAATAAGCTCTATAGAATAATCTATGGTTCTTTCTGCAACATAGAAAATGTCTAGGTCGTAAGGGGAGTTTGTAGAAATTTTAACCAAGTATATGTTTTGAAGCTTCTTTTTAAGAAAAGTTGGGTTAACGAGCACTAGTCTACCACTTCGAAGAAAATTATTGTTTTAGCACAAGCGGCGCACAATCTAAACACACACTGATCGACAGCAAAGAATCTCCTCGAATCTCGTGTTACTTTGCTCTCACAAGAAAAACACTTTCCTGCTGTGTTTCTATAACAAGCTTTGCAGTCGCCTAAACACCAACAAACTCCGAGCGTTGTACTCACTCTGGGTTACCAATCGGAGCAAGAGATTATTCCAGATGTTCCATCTTTCATCTCGTCTGCCATGGAGACTGAGTTTCCGTCGCCATCTGTTCCTGTAACGTCCATTGGATCAACTTCTTCAACAGATTCCTCTAAGACAGTAACAGCATCTTCCAAGTCACAGTCACTCAGGTACTTTTCAACAAACTCTAGCACCTCCAGCACTGTCTCTGCTGCAACGTAGTAAGTTACCCCATCCGTGTCTTCAACTTTGTAACTGTTCATTCTACTATTCTTTCTTGTGTTTAAATGTTTCAGACATGCAACGGCTAGAAGTCCTGGCACCATGCTCGCTTATCTGAGTCTTGGCGTTAACTACTAGTTTTATCAGACTAAGCGAATCATTACTCAAGGAAGCCTTTGTGCCTTTGTCAGCTATGAGCGTTTGAAACTATGTCACTCCCAACCATTCTAACCTTTTATCCACAGCCCGTTGTCAATCTGTGTCCCAGCAGTCATTAACCACCATTGGTCCCATGCCACGTTTTAAGCTAACCAACCAACAGTTTTAATTCTCTTTTTAGTTTCTAATTTCTAAAAATGAAAAAGTGTTATAAAATTCTTTATAACACTTTTCAGCTAACAACTTGACCAGTTTCGAATAGTTGAAAGCCCCTGCCACTTATATTCATCAACTCGGAGTGAGTTAAAGTCTTGCGAAACATCGCCACAGGGAGATAAGAACAAGTCTTACACAAGCGACTGTTGTAAGTATAGAGGCTAAACTAAAAACTGTCTACCTGGAATCGTTACCCACATTTAGAATATCCACAATCCGGATTTAAACAACGAATGCAGCCTTCTTGAAAAGCCAGTTTATCGCCTTTGCATTCAGGACATTTCTTTGCCGTTCCTTTAGTTCCATCAGTGATATAGTTCTTTAGTACACGAGCAATGCCTTTTGATATGGAAAACAAGTCAGATTCTTTATCGGAACCTTTGTTCAGCTGTTCGACCACATATACAACCGGAGCACCGTGCCTCAGAGACAGGGAAAGTGTTCTAGTGAAAGCTGAGTTGGTCTTGTTCTCAAAGATGTTTCCAATATCTTTTACTATTGCTTCGCCATCTTGAATGTCGTAGTCATAGTGGAGGTTGTAGATTGCTGGATTAATCTCTCCGTTGTGTTTTACAAGCTTTCCTTTCTTTACTCGCTTTGGTAGAGAGATTTTCTGAGACAGCCCAGCCATAATTTCGTATGGCTTTCCATCGAGCAGCCCAACGAAGATTGTCCACTTCTCTCCGTTAACGGTGCTCTGGTATATGTCGCATTCGAGTTCCTTTGGACGCTTGGGTGCTTGGGTTTGAATAAAAGCCGATTCTAGGGTTCCGGAATTATTCCCAGCCGCTTGGTCATTCGAAACGAGAACGCCCGATCTAGACCCATCCCTGTAGACCGTATAGCCTTTACAGCCAGCCTCCCAAGCCTTCATGTAGATGTTGCCAACCAGTTCTTTTGTAGCTGTGCTTGGCAGGTTAGCTGTACGTGATATGGAATGGCAAATCCAACGCTGCGCAGCTGCTTGAAGTTCAACGCCAGATTCCCAGTCAACATCAGCAGAAGTGCTCTTCCAGTAAGGCGAATTCTCTGGCTTTGGATCGTGATAGAAAGGACTTGAACCGGTTTCCTTTAATCCTCTGTCATATTCTTCCGACTTTACCAAATCCCAGAGTTTGAATCCCGGGTGATGAACCAAGTATTCTTGCCAAGAATCTCCTAGGTCATCAACAAAATCAACGCGCGTTCCTTTGTCGTTTGGGTTGATTTTCTTTCGTCTTGTATATGAAATCAAATAAGCAGGTTCAATTCCTGATGTTGTGCCAAACAAGTGGTGCTCTTCTGAGAGACAAGCAAGAAGAGAAGTTGTTCCAGCTGGTGGCGTTGTTGTGTTCGCGATGTTTCTTCTTCCGTATAGTGAATATTCAGATCGAAGCACTGGGTCTTGATCCAGAATCTTTTGAATGAAAGGATGGGCTTTTTCCAAGTCATACGAAAAAATTGGAAAAGCGCCACGCTCTTTTGCTAGCTGAACCGAAGAACGATAACTTGCCACTTCCATGGTTTTATAAAGTTTTTCAATAAACTCTATAGATTCACGGCTAGCATATCTCATTCCGAGAGAAGCTATAACATCACCAACAGCTGTAAGACCAAGACCAGTGCGGCGACCCATCATACATGCATTTCTAACTCTAGTCCAAAGATCATGTTCAGTTTGTTTTACATAAGCCGGTTCTGGATCTGATTCAACCTTTGTTAAAATTCTATCAACACACTCAAGTTCTAAATCCACAAGGTCATCCATTAACCGCTGTCCTAGGACACAGTTTTTCTCAAATTCATCCCAGTCAAACTTTACTGCGGTAGAAAACGGATTCTTTACATTTCCCATGCAGTTTACAAGCAACAGGCGGCAAGCGTCTCCAATTGAAAGGGGTATTTCGCCGCATTGGAATACGTTCGCGCCTGTAAACCAAAGTTTATTATACTTTTCACTGATTATTGGAGAAATAATTGCTAGAGTGTGGTTGTCGTCTACTGTAATGTTATAAACAGTATGCAAACCTTCTACTGGATCTACTGATACTACTTTATGGTTATAAGTTTTAGCAGCTGCTTGTAGTTCTTTTATGTTTTGAAAACCAAACTTAGTTTTCAATCTAAACGATAGTCCAGAATCTTTGCAAGCTTGTTCCCATTCCTTGAGCATTGGTTTTCGCTTTAAAGAAAACTTAAGATCAGAGTAAATTTTTGATTGCTGCTGTTTTAGATCGATGCTTTGTTTTTTATAAGTTGCTTGGGTTCTTGCAAGACGAATCGATTTAATATGTGATTCTGCATTTAAATGCAATAAACCACACTGAGTTGAGCAATAACTTACTTCGCGATGTTCGTGCTGAATAAAAAATAAACTTTTGCATTGCTCGCATGTTTTTTGCACTTCAACAAAGTTATCTGTAATTCGTCCAATATAACCTTGTTCCGCCATATTATGCAACGTCTTCACTAATCTTGGATCTTTATCCGTGTATTCAAACCCAAGTTCAATGGCGCATGCTAATGCTAGCTCTTGAACCGAGCCAAGCTTTTCTTTACGCCAATCGGAAAAATCTTGAGGAAGAGTGTTTTCCTTCGCGAAAATCAGCCATTCATTGCTACTAAAACGACGTTGGAGTGTTTTTGTTACTGGTTCTAGTGTTTTATTAAACGCAGAGAGACTATCCCCAGATTTCAATAACCGAGCTTCAATAGGAGTTCCATCTCGTAACATGAATTTGTGATTTGGTGTAACTTTAAAGCTGGTTCCATTATCAAGCTTTACTTCCACTAGTGGTTGATTGTATCCAGTGATTCTTGGATTACGTCCAGTTTTAATAGATACTTCGCCAGTCGTTGGGTTTGCTGAATAAACTGGGATATCTTTTCCTTCTTCTGCTAATTGCCTAATAGACACAGAATTTCTTCCGTCTGCCGTGGCAATTAACACACTTTCGTGAAGGCAGGGGTTGGTTGACTGAGTTTTATAGCCAAAATCGCTGTAACAATCTGCTGGACTGTTTTTTAGCACATTATCCCAGAACAAGATTCCAGGTTCTGCTGATTCCCAAGCTGCTGTGATTATTTCATTCCAAATATCCTTTGCTGATACCATCTTGCTGATTTTTGGAGTTTTAGAGTCAACCGGCCAGCGCTGTTCGTAAAGTGAATCAGTTTTAACTGCCTGCATGAATTCATCTGTTAAACGCACAGAGATATTCGATCCAGTTACTTTTGTTTTATCTTTTTTAATGTTGACGAAAGTAAGAATGTCTGGATGATGGACTGATAGTGTTTGCATCTCAGCTCCTCTCCTGGATTTCTGGCCGACTTCTCTACATGTGTTAGAAAATCGTTCCATGAAAGTACCAACGCCGGTAGTAGTTCCAGCGGCATTACTTACTGACATTCCTTCTGGTCTAAGAGCAGATAAATCTAAACCACAACCACCTCTACGACGAAAAACATGGGCTAATTCTTCGTCAGCTTTCATGATTGATCCATATGAATCACTAAGCCCGATTACATAACAATTAGACAAACTCATTGTCTGGAAACTGTTACCAATCCCAGCCATCGGACTCCCTTGTGGAATAAGGTTCTTAAACTTTCTTAGGAGCTGGTATATCTCTTCTTCTGAAAGTGGGTTTGGATACTTTGCTTCTATCCTAGCAAACTCCTTGGATAGTCTTCTGTGCATCTCATCTGGAGTGGATTCCAGCAACTCTCCTTCGAGGTTCTTGAGTGCATACTTGCCAACAAAAGCGCTAGCTGCCAGCTCATTTCCACCAAAATACTCTATCGAATTCTTCAACGCTTCTGCGTGTGTAACCATGTTACTTGTTTTCCTTTGGACCTAACTTCACGAACTGTTCTCGTTTCTTTCTGATAGATTCTTTGAACGAGCTGAGAACATCGTTGCTCATTCTGTCTTTTTCTTCGTCCGTGCTTTGACTGACTTGATCAACTTCATCTTGTGTCAAGATCCTAAGCTTACTACGCGAGGTATCCAAGTGAATTTTATACTGGATACCATCCATCCCGGCTCTGTTCTTTGCTATGAAGATGTTTCCGTAGCCTGTAGACTTCTGTGTGCTTGGTCGTTGTAGTCCCAACACAAAGTCCGCTTCTGCTGCTTGCCCATAAGACTCTGCCATGTTTGTGATATCAATAATATCACTCTTAGCACCTTCCTTGTTGGACTGTAGCGCCGTCCACACCGGAATGTCCCTTTCCTTAGCAAACTTCCTTAGTTCTTGGATGATCTGCTGGTATTCCATCCTCGGTAGTTCGTACTTCTCTGTAGAACGGATGATTCCAGCATAGTCAACCAACACCAAGTCTGGTCTAACACCTTTTGTAGCCAGTTTCTCTATGTGTGCATGAAGCGTGTTAACCGTAATGGTCTTTGGTGGATACTCTTTGATAAACAACTTTCCAAGTGTATCCTTGTGGTCTTCGAAGTACTGCTTGATTAGGTCTTTCGTATCAAAACAATCAAGGCTGGGAATATCTGTTAGGTGACTGTCGAATCTAATTCCAACATAGCGCTCATTCAGCTCCATGGTGTAGTAGAACACTGTTTTACCACGCAGCAAAGCCTGTGCTCCAAGGTGAACTAGCACCTGACTTTTACCAGTGCCCGCAGGTGAAACTATAATACCAATTTCACCTGCACCTAGCCCGCCATTCAGAATCTTTCTGTCATCAAGCTCTGGGATTCCTGTTGGTACGGCTTTTCGAAAGGTTTCTGAGTATCGTGCATCCAAGTCGTTGTTGTAGTCATGACCAGAAGTCGAAGCTTCTCCAGCTACAATAGCTGTTTTCATGATTTCAACAACGCTCTCATACTTCTCTGTTTGAATTACTCCAACGCAGTCAAGAAGAGCTTTCTTGAGAAGTTGTTGACGGCAGAACTGGAATGCTCTGTCTTTTACCCAAGGCAAGTCACCGAGCTCTTGGTTTGAGATAACGCGCTTCATGAACTCGACGCACTGTGTACGGAGTACCATGTCTCGTTCAACATCTAGACCATCTCTTAGGATGGTAATAAGCAGATCGGTTGAAGGAAACTCTTTGTAGGTTTTGTAGTGGTTGATGTACTTGTTCGCAACAAGTTTAAGATAAGCTTGGTCTAGACACTCATCGACGTTGAACACTTCGATAAACTGAATAGCCCAGCTTCTATCCGCTATCAACGCTTGCATACACTTTTCTTGGAAAGCACGCCCAAAACTTGCAAAAGAAGTTGCAGCTCCGTCATTTGTTGGCAAAACAGACATTGATACTCCGTGGTGTGTGGTGGTTAGAGAACCTTAAGGTATAGCAGGTAGGTAATAAGATTTGAACGCTCAATCACTCCGTCTTGGGTAAGGAATAAGAATGGTCCACAGACTCATTCTTCCATTATGAAGTTATTGTCAAGAACCTAAATTCCGATGGAATGGCGTCTATGTCGCGTGTTACAGGAATATCTGCTCCAGTAAACACCTTGAGGTAAGCCATGTAGTTTATCACCGGCTTGAACTCGTCAATCCTGTAGTCCAGCTTAGCTATCTGACTAACAGCAAGAGAACTGTTGTCAAGATACATCAGTTGCCAGTTCCTTCGAACTATAGATTCATTCAGAACAATATCTTGAAAACACCGTGGGGGCTTCTTGGTTTCGATTTGGGACACCTTAGATTTCTCAACAAGCCAACCTACGTCATAATCTTTTGAGCCGTCTAATAGCTCTCCAAAGCGCTTGGCGATGGTCTTTAAACCTATACCTGGAACGCCTGCAATGTTGTCTGATTCATCTCCAACAACAGCTCTAGCAAGCGTGATGTTTCTTGGGTCAATTGAGAACTTGGAAACAACATCTTCTCTCGTAACCAAGCTCTTTGTAGCTGGGTTGTAAATCCTAACGGAGTCATCTTCCAGCAACTGATAGAAATCTTTGTCATTAGAAACAACAATCTTGTTTCCTTCGTAAGTCTTGAACTTTGTCTTGACAAGCCAAGCAACAATGTCGTCAGCTTCAACGTCTTGAACATAGAGCTGACACACTGGAAGGAAACCAAGAGCTGTTGAGAGCAACATCAGCTGTTTTGCTTTGTTCTCTTGATCTGCCATTGGATTTAGCTTACCGTTTTCTTTGTAGAGTTCTTTGAACTCAGATCCCTTAGCTCTGTTTGCTTTGTACTCTGGGTAGATGTGCTTTCGTCTTGGACTTGCTCCGCCTTGCTCCCAGCACACAAACACTTGAGATGGTTTAAACTGGGACACTAAGTTCCTGAGCACTCGAAGAAACCCAAGCACTCCACCAACCAATTCCCCAGCTACGGTCATTGATTCATTAACGCAGAAGCTTGGAATGAAATTGTTCAGCCCATCTAAAATTAATATTGGTCTGCGATTTTGCTCTATCATACCACTTCAAACCTTCCTTCGCGTAGACAAAGAGACAACCAACCTAACGTAGACTTGGTTAGTATGTGAACCAAAACTTCTTGATCCGAGAGAACGATGAACTCTCCGAGGAACATTCCGATTGGTTCGTCCCAAGCAAACACTTCGATATCTGGGTTTCCTCCGTAGGAGTTATCTTGTCGAGTCCCAAGGATAATCGTACGAACTTTAACAAGTCGCATCCTATCA